CGTCAACAGTGTGCGATCTTTCGATCTCATAGTATGGATACCCTACCCATACTGGTTCTCTCATCAAGGGATTCAAATTTTAACCCAAGGTCGCTACCAAAGCAACCTTCATCCTACCAGTTTTGACAAACCGTATGCTATGTAGGATAACATGATAGAATGATGAGAGTTTTGCAGCTAGCCGCAAGCTGCATGAGAGTGGCACAACAACTTAATGTAAGTGGAAGAGTTTTAATACCACATCTCAAATAGATGTTAGACGATCTAGCGCCTTTAATCATCTTTCAGAGTTTTCATAATCTTAGCACGGCTTAAAATAATTTAAGAAACTTAACTGTTCAAAAAGTTTAGATGTCTTTTTGGCATAGAAACACTTGCTCCAAATTGAATGGTTGACGGACATTCAACAGGTATAGTGGTTCTGTAAGAATATCTTTCTAATATTTTAGTTTTACCAGAAATGGCTTTTGTATAAAATTAGCCAAAGACATACAAATTCCAAACGTCTGAAATACTGACCCCTACTAGTTCATTGATTTAAGTTTAATGTTAATAGCCAATCTATTATTAATCTTAGAAGAGGTACATCAATTTTTCATCAATATATTGAAGTTAATCTTAATCAAAGGATATTGCTTATTTGATACAAGAACGAATTCGATATTACATTAAATCTTCAACTATATGGGATAGTTTTTAAGATCTAAGGCCACATAACAAAGCGAAAGGGTGGACTGCTGGATTGTTATATATTTTTGCATTCTTTTTAATATAGTACTGTTTAGTAGTTAGAGTTTTCTTGGGATCTCTATAACAATTCCAACCTTAGATTGTCCCATCACTAAAAGATATTTTGCTGCAAAAATCAATTTTATCAAAATCGTTCAGATATATTTAATCGTGTTTGATAACCTGACCAAACCCTACTGACTTCTATTCAGATTTCTTTGAGCTTGTTCTCTGTTTTACAATGATGATATATAAATGAGAAGACAGCTACCCGCTGAAATGTGCACTATCATCACCGCTGACAATCCAGAATACTTTGTATTTTCTTTTGAAGTCAGGAGAGAAAACAGGGTATTTCTCCCAAAATTACTACTTCATTACGTAGATAGTATCAAAGTTACCAGTTAGATAATTATAAATCTGATTTTACTTTATAGCATATTAAAGTATATCTCTTCTTAATTAATCTAACTTCTAGCCAGACTAGAATCTTTCAGGATATCTTAAAAGCATTTAGGCTACATATGCGCATTAATAGCTATCACTGAAATCGGTATTCAATAAAGTAGTACCAGTAGCATCACCACTAGGTGTACCTCCTGCAAAAGGTATGACAAGCAAATCCTCAGGTTTTTTGAAACGCTGATCACTTAGTTGTATAGCAGCTTTCATTGTGTGATCGTGCTGTTGATTAAAGCCAGGGAAATGCATGACAGCAAAGTTGAGAAAGTGGGAGAGGGAGAATTAATAGTAATTCATGTATTCTTCAAGTGATAATTTAAAAATATCAGGATGATCTATCATCCATTTCTTCATTAAATGTTATATCACTTTGAGATAATAAGGCAGTTTCAATTAGACCAAATATTTACGTACTTAGAACTTTTGATTACCTTAAAAAGCAGAACCATCTTTCGAAACACTCTTCATATCACTAGAGACATATTATTTCACTAAGTTTTTAAAATCTTTCTTAGTATAACCTTGGACGAAGCTAGGATTGATGATTTTTTCGATTTAAAATATCAATGGTTGCACCACTTGAATGAGACCTTTTTATGTAGATCCATTGATAGCTCTAGGTCTTTCAGCCACTCCATGTATAAAACCCTAAGGGTCTATATATGGAATAGTCTCGCCCTACTGAACCATGGGATAAACTTCACCACTTTTAACAAATATGTCATAAGTCTTATATCTAATCAACTATCCATTAGCTTGACTAACTATATTATGTAGATATAATGCTTTTTTAGTTCTGCTGAAACTTTTGTGATTAGCAATTCTTTAAATAGGATCAAATTTATTCACAAGTTATTATAAACGTCCGCTACTCTAGAGTTTCGATAATTAATCCATGTAATACTTAGCCCTGGATTTGAACATATTCCTCCAACATTCTAGATAAGCATTATCATGAGTCACTTTCGAAACGAATAACCTGCAAAATAAACTGTAGATGCAATTACTTATGCTTTTACCAAATTAAAATTCTTTGACCAAACCATTCTGATTAATGATATCATAGCCTGTTTTGACACAGCGAACGTCAGTCTTCATGGGGACGAGTTATCCATTACTAGTAGCACTAACACCATGGCCAACACGTTAAAGGTTAGATACAATATCATCCCTAAGTTTTTGATAGAAAGTTTTACCATATTTAGGGTGGTGCATGCTTTAATGAATAGGTTAAATATCATTAAAGTCGTAAGGTTTGCTAACATAATAGTTCTATTTTATTAAGCTATTTTAGAATCTTAATTTCTCTTTTATTTAAACAGGCTTTTGCATCAAAGACTTCATCATTTATTGGATGCTCTCTTTAGTCTACCAACGGTTAGCTATTCTGCACCCATCAATGCCTATTGTTTTAAAATTAGCCCTAAACTTTTATTGCCTCATGATAGCTGTATGTTATTGTATCTTCAATCTCTAGAATTACAGCCTATCGAAAGATTCTTTGACCACCTTCTAGACATCTATTTATTATAATTATTAGCCAGCTATGGGCTTCATCTTCTATAGGTGAAATTATCTTTCTTTAAAAGTAATAGGTTTTAAGGCTTTGTCAGTTTTGTTCAAGCCAGAAATCATTCTCTTGCTTACCAATTATGTCTTATCTAAATCAATCTCACTCTTCCACTTCTTCTATAATATAATGCATTTTCTCTATACATTAGTCTATTACCTGTGAAGTGAGGCTTAAATACTTCTTTTGAAAATCTTAAACTTTTTCCATTAAGAGACAATTTTAAAATTATTTAAGTCCTAAATATTTAATAGAGCATATCTGATGTTTATAATTGATAAGATCTTAATTTATGTCTTTGTATAAGAGTTGCTATCTCTCTCATGATACCAATTCATGAACTTTTATACAAATTAGAATGTATGTCTCCTCTTCTTATATGTAAGCATATCCATTCTAACATTTAGAGTTTGATATTCTTTACTGCTCCAAGATTATTTAGTATAGAACTAAATAAGTTTTTACATAACAGTAGCAGATTTGGCAAGCTTGCAAACTTAGATCAAATAATTATAGAATAAACATTTTTAAGTGAATAGTGGAGGTCCATAGCAATGCACAAGCTTACTTCTTCTTTATTGCGTAGTGCAAATATCTTAGAAATATTGTACAGTACCGCAATTGATAGTTCTATTAGCATTATAATAGTGTGTCAATTTATGTTTGTAGGTCTGTGTATTACCCCTAGTATTCATCACAACATGATAATTGCCGAGCTAGTCACTAAGGATTTGGTAGCTCCCTTAGAAGTTAGGCAGAGGATATTTTCCAACGCTATGCCAAAAGTTGATACCCACTACAAAATGTAATCCTGCAGGCAAGTTATTGTTCCAATCCACAGTATAATAATGAGAATTCAATTATAGATAGACCAATTTCTAGATATCATAAATCCTCATAACATCCCTGATTATAATGTCACACTGTTAGACATAACCTTTCAACAAAGGCAACTTTACAACTCTGCTACACTCATCCAGACCCATATTTTAATAGTAGTGTTTTTAGTTTTGTATGTGATAACATTAATCACAATCTATAGCACTAGGTCTTATTGGTAGATAATATAATAATGGTATTTATTAAGGGAAATTAGAATATTTAAGGTAATCTACATCAATAACAACACTTGCATCCTAAAGTGAGACACGGTGATAGGCTTAGCTCATCCTCCAAAAGATATCCACACCTTAAGGTAGACCAAGATATTTGCTGTATATAGCAGATTTTCTGACGTTCGCTACCTAACATTCTTCTTTTGAACATTGTTTTTAGAAGTTCCTCCATAAAAATTAAAAGTTGTAAGTTCGTGCTTTTATTATTGTGTTCAAAGTTCTTCCATAAGAGGCTCCAACATCTACAATCAATATAGGCTGTTAAAAAGACAGATTTATTAAAGAAGTCAAACTCTATGCTTAAAGGCTATTAGTAACAAATCTATTCAAAGCATGGCCATGATTTCTATTTGGTGCGGTGTCGATTTAAGCAGACCCTATACCGAGCCCTTGTTAAGACAGAAACTTCATTAAGCCATTCGGGAATTTAGCATTTATTATTGCAGATACTTAACCGAATCTTGCTTAAAACTGAGGTTTCTTCTTAATAGTGAACTTACCATTATTGTTATTATTGGTATTATTAAAAAGCTAGAGGATGTTACCACATTTAAATTAACAATATTGAGGTCTTAGCTTATCGATGCGGACTTGCCAAGCTTTTTAATATTACACTCCTCTCTTTGTCTTGATAGTCACAGCATTACGAGAGCCAATAGCTTTAACTTTTTCATATTTCTTGACTAACTTGACCGAGGATAGTTTGTATTATTAAAT